CTTTGAATAATAATTCCATGTTGGGATTCATTACCATCCCTTCTGTTCTTGCAAGTAGATCCTTAGTTCCAGTTAAGTTTTCAGTAAACATATTTTCCATTGCTTTAGATATATCTGCACCACCGTCCTTTGCTGCTTGGATTGATTGCTTAACACTATCTACTGCAGCAGTTCCACCTTCACTACCATTCCCTAAGAATGATTTGACTGCAGATGATGTAGCAATATCCAATGGAGTCATAGTTCCATTACCCCAACTGGTCATGTTACCATCTTGAACTCCACCAGGAATAGGTAAAGTCACAGCACCTATAGTTCTTCCAGCTGCAGGACTTCTATCAGCAAATCCAAGACCTGCTTTACCTTTTGCACCTTTACCAAGTGTTCTTGGTTCATATTTTAGTACTGATATTCTTAAACTATCTTGCTGACTTGTTCTTAATGTTGTTGGATATACAAGACTCTTTGAATAACTTTTTCTTGTTGGGTGAGGACCAGCTTTACTTGGACTACCACCACTAAAAGATGATATTGGTGATGCAGATGAAGTATCACTGTTACCTATATTACTTGAGACTTCTTGGTTTGTAGCACCAGATGCTTTATTCAGTCCTGCTTTTTCTAATGCTGTAGATGTAAGTTCTTTTTCTATAGATTGCATCTGATTATTAGATGCTTTTTTAAATTTAGATGCATTTAATTTTGTTTTATTAGATGCATTATCATTCCAAGTTATCTCTCCAGTATCAGCACTTCTTGTCGCAATAGTCTTTGCACCACTACCTTTAGCATCATCATATTGTATTATCTCTGGAAGAAATGTTTCTTCTCCAGCAGCATTTTTAATAGGCCCTGTGACTTTAGTAGCAATATAGGTGGTAGATTTCATTCTACCAGAACCTATTACTACAGGACTTACTTTACTTGTGGCGGTTGTTGCTGCCATTTAATATCTTTTTATCTATTTAGTATGTATTTTGCATAAGGAACTGCAAGAAGGTCATCAAGTTCATTCCATTCCACAATATAAAGTTGTCCTGCAAGTTCATTCCATGTATAGTTCCTTGTTTGTTGCCAGTGATAATTGATTCCTTTGAACCCCCATTGCTCTATTGAAGTACAAGCAATCAATGGGTGCTGATCGTATTGAAATCCAGGAGTCTTAGCATTATATACAAAGGTATAGAACTTTCCTACATCAGGTATAGGTGTCACAGTATCATTAAGAGCATCCATAATCATTAGCATCAAATCTTCTGGGTCATTTGATGACTCCAATTCATCTTTGATTTGTTCTATACGGTTAGCAAAATGTGCTGGATCTCTATCTGCCATTATTTAATCCCCAGTTCATCTTCGGTTACTATCTTAAAGTTAATACGGTTATCCTTACAAAATTCTGATGCTGCTCTCCATTTTGCTTGGTTCACTGCATAGGTAGTACATTCATAGATGTATGATTTGGTTGCTCTCTTCCTCGGTTTAGGTGGAAGAGTTTGTTTCTTTGGTTTCACTTCAACCACATATGTTTTAATTCTATTGTTACTTTCTTTAACTTTAATAAGAAAGTCTGGGTAATACTTATGAACTCGGTTATCTTTTGGTGATACATATGGGATACTAATTTCCTCAGAAGCCCATGAGATTACATTCTCTTTTAGGTCACACCACTTACAGAAAGTTCTTTCCCAACTACTACGGCAAATAATATTGTTAGGATTACCTTGATATTTCTTTGGATACTTTGGTTTGTACCGACTCTTAATACTTTCTGCCATTAACTTGCATACATAATATATAAGGTCAAATAATATTTATTAAATGCCATCAGTTACACCAAGACCAAGATCTATTGCTGAAGTAAAGAGTAAGTTATTAAATCCTGCTCTTACTTCACATTTCCAAGTAGTTATTGGGAAACCTCCAAGGGAAGACGGTTCCTTTAATAGGTTTCTGAGTGAGAGTGGTGCCTATCATGACGCAGATAGGTTAAATTTAATGTGCTCTGAGACTTCTCTTCCAGGATCTCAATTAGCAACGAGTGAAGTATTTAATGATTTTCCTGGAGTTAATGAACGACATGTAAACAGAAGACAGTTTGATGATCGTATTGATTTAACATTTTATTGTGATGCAGATCAGTACTTACCTATTAGATTCTTTGAAGCATGGATGAAATACATTACTAATGAAAGATCAGGTGCCTCAAACAGACAAAATTTTTCTTATAGAATGAAGTTTCCTAATACTTATAAAGGAAGTTTAGAAATTACAAAGTTTGAAAAGAATATGTATTCGGCAAGGAGAGCAAAACCTTTGACATATGGATTTGTAAATTGTTTTCCATTATCTATTGCATCTATGCCAGTAACATATGATGCTTCTGATTTATTAAAGTGTTCAGTTTCATTCGCATATAGTAGATATTATATGGAATCATCTAGATCTGGACTCTCTGAATTCTTAGATCCTCTAGCACAATCATTGTTTAATAGCGGTGGTTTTGGTTTTAATCCTGGTGGAATACCAGATAGTGCTGCTAGAATGGCTGGTAATGTTGTGAGTAGTTTATTATCTCGTGGCTAACCTGCTAAATAAAATACACTGAAATCTTTATTAAAATATTATGCCCTTACCAAAGATTGCTACGCCAACTTATGAACTTGAGTTGCCATCTACAGGAAAGTCTATACAGTATAGACCTTTTCTAGTTAAAGAAGAAAAACTTCTTGTACTTGCTTTAGAAAGTGAAGATACAAAACAAATTACAACTGCTATTAAGACTGTAATAAAATCATGTATTAAAACAAGAGGTGTTAAGGTAGAGAATTTACCTACATTTGATATTGAATATTTGTTCCTTAATATTAGAGGTAAGTCTGTAGGAGAAGATATTGATGTTAATATTATATGTCCTGATGATGGAAAGACTCAGGTTAAAATTAATATTAATCTAGATGATATTAAATGTCTTAAGACAGATGATCATACTAATAAGATTAAACTTGATGATAATATTATGATGGAGATGAAGTATCCATCTTTGGATCAATTTATTAAAGCCAATTTTGATATGAAAGGTGATAATCAAATGGAACAATCATTTGATTTGATAGCATCTTGTATTGATAAACTTTATAGTGCGGAAGAGGTTTGGGCTTCTGAAGATTGTACTAAGAAAGAAATGAATGAGTTTCTGGAACAATTAAATTCGTCACAGTTTAAGGAAGTTGAAAAGTTCTTTGAGACTATGCCTAAGTTATCTCATACTATTAAGGTAACAAATCCTGAAACACAGGTTGAAAGTGATGTAGTGCTTGAGGGTCTAGCGTCTTTTTTCGCATAGGTATGATCCATATGGATCTGGAGAATTATTATACACTTAATTTTTCTCTCATGCAATACCATAAATATAGCTTAACAGAGATTGAAAATCTTATTCCTTGGGAACGAGACATTTATGTTGGTCTTCTTAAAGCACATCTTGAAGAAGAAAATCTAAAACAAGAACAGCAGCAACGCAAGCATGGCTGAATTAGCATCACCAACTAGAAAGGGAATAGATACATCCAAGTTTATGGGTGCATCTTTTGCTGCGGGTGGAGGTTTGAAAAAGCAGGTTGAACTTAATTCAAAGAAGATTACGCTGTTAAAAAATATTGTTAAAGCACATCAAAGTGTTCTTGGAGAAAACCTTAAGAGTTTAGATCCTGCTACTAGTTCATTGAATGAAAGCATACAGAGCATTACTGATTCTGTTACGTCTATTCATCAGACACTATTGGATGAGCAAGAGTTAGATAAAGATCAAGAAGAAGATGATGCGATTGCAGATCAACAAAAGAAAAGAAATTTAAAAGAGAAACTTGTTGAAGGTGCTAAGGGATTAGGTAAAAACGTAATGGCGGGTGCTCAGAAAGCACTTGAACCTGTGAAGGGTGCTTTCTCAAAGATTTTTGATTGGATAAAGAAACTTATAATGGCTAAGGCAGTTATAGAATTGGTGAATTGGTTTTCTGATAAGAATAATCAAAAGAAAGTCTCTACTATATTTCGGTTCATTAAAGATTGGTGGCCTGCAATACTAACTGGTCTCCTTTTATTTGCGGGGTCAATGTTAGGGCCTGGTGGAATGATAATAGCAGCAGGTGTATTAGTAGTAGGGTTTATTCCTAAACTAGTTGATTCGGTAAAGTCTTTACTTGGATTTGGTAAAGAGACTACAAAGGATGCATTGCAAGGTGAGAAAGATGCAAAGAAGTTAGATGCAGAAGCGAATAAAGATTTAGGTGAGGATCAAGATGTTACCCCAAAGGATATAGGAAAGACACCAGAACCAGGAGAGCAAGATACTCCTGGAGTAAAAAAATTTAATAAAGGTGGCCCAGTTCCTGGAACGGGAGATAAGGATACAGTTCCTGCAATGCTAACTCCTGGTGAGTTTGTTATGACTAAGGATGCCGTACAACAATATGGTGCTGATACTCTTGCTAATATGAATGCTGCTGTTGGTGGAAAGAATAATGGATCTCCTCTTAGGGGATTTAATGCAGGTGGTTTGGTTCCAGGTTCTCCAGGTGTTGTAACTGACCCAGCTGAGAAAAAACGTATAGAAGAGGAAACGCTTTATTGGGTTAATAAAGAACGAACTGAATTTCTGGGATTACCTCCTTTAGATAAAATATCTTATGCGGATGGTGTGGAACTTACAAAAGCAATGGGTAAAGAATATTATGGTGGTGGAGTAAAAGAAACATCATTTGATGATATGAATTTTGATACCATGGAGAGAACCACATGGAGGACAAAATCAAGAGGTGCTGAAATTATTTTTGAGGGAGCATCACAGAGATTAACCGAAGAAGATAAGAAAGCGTATCTTGCATCAAACCCACAAGCAAGAATGGCATTAGAACTCAAGGATCAGATGGAATTAGAGATTCTAATGGATGATATTAACCTATCAACACAGCAATTTAGACCATCTTCTCCAGGCCCTCTTAGTAAACCACCAGTGACAATTGCTTATTCAGATGCTCAACAAAATACAGCTAATAATGCAAGTTCTAATAGTGGAAATCCTGGTGGTAAAGTTCCTAACTTTAGTCCCACTTCAAAGGTAGATAATAATAAGATAAAAACTCTGGGGATTACTAGATAATGGCAATAGATACTGCAAAATTTTTAGGACGTAGTTCTGATACTGCTACTCTTTCAAATAAATCTGTAGAGAATATTAGTACTATTGCATCTACATTGATTGATGTTAATACTATTATGAAGGGAAGTCTCTTATTAGATAAGTTGAGAGACAAAAAGAAAAAGAAAAAGGACCAAGAAAAGAAAAGAAATTTAAAAGAAGCAGCAATAGAAAAGATAAAGGGTGCAGGTAAGGGAATAAAGGATCAAGCAATGAAATCCACTGAGGGAATGCGGGATTGGTTGAATAGACTTGTTATGGGTGTAGCATTAATTGGTCTTGTTAAGTTGTTACCACTTATAGAACCATGGCTTCCTACTATTGGTGAGTGGGTTGATGGAATGATAAGGGTTGCTGGATGGGTCTTTAATTTTACAGTTACATTAATTGAATGGGCATATAAACTTTATGATGGTCTTAGAGGATTTGTTGGGAATATATTTGGAGAGAAAGGTTTAGAAGTATTTGATAGTTTGATGGGTCATTTGAATAACTTATTTAATGCTGCCATTATGGCTGTAATGGCTCTTATGAAGTTTAAATGGTTGCGTGGGTTTGCTAAAAATATGTTACGAAGAGGAAGTGTAGCATTTAGAAGGTTCATAGGACGTGGTGGTAGAAAATTACTTAAAGCACCTGGAAAATTGCTTGGGAAAGTCGTCGGAGCAGGAAAGGGTGTACTTACTAAGGGTGCATCAAAGGTTGGTGGATTTGCTTCAAAGATATTTGGTAAAGCAGCAAAGTTTATTGCTCCTGCATTTAAGAGTGCTAAACCTTTTGTTTCAAAATTCTTTGGAAGAGTTCCTATTGTTGGACCACTCGTTGTTGGTATTGTTTCTATTGTATCTGGAGATCCAATAGGACAGGCACTATTTAAAACTATTGGTGCTGCATTGGGTGGATTCTTAGGAACCTTTATACCTATTCCTGTTCTTGGTACTTTATTAGGTGAAACGATAGGTGTGTTCGTTGGCGACATGCTTTATACATTAATGTTTGGTGGTGGATTGTCAGCAGTAGGTGCGAAACTTAAGAAACAGTTACTGGGTATTTTTAATGCAGGTAAGAAAGTATTTGAGTGGGTAACTGGTGGATTTGGTAGGTTCTGGAATGAAATTCCTAAGATTAAGATACCTGATTTCCCTAAAGATCCTCCTGATTGGATTCCTAAATTTGTTCCTAGAAAAAAATTCTTGTGGAATTTAATAAGAACAGCAATGAAGGTAATGATTGGACCTTTATCTTTACTGATGGGTAAGGAGATACCAAATCTTTTATGGTTGTATAATCCATTCAAGACTCTTCCTGCATTAGTTAAATCATTCTTTCCACCAAGTGGTGAAGGATCATCAGCATCATTACCATCAGCACCATCTGGTACTACTGATGCTGATAGTGGTGGTTCTACTCCCCCTCCTGAAGGTGATGTAATAGATAAAGAATCTGGTGCAAAAGTAATAAAACCACCACGAGAACTACCAAAGGCAAAGAAGAAAGAATCACCTATAGCATCTGCACCTTCAACAAATTCTTCTCAGGGTATTAAACAGTACCCTTCTTATGATACAATGTCTACTCCAAAAACTAAGATGCTTCCTCTTCCACCTCAAGTAATACCAGTAGGTCAAGGTGGAAGTATTCCTGAATTTAGTGCTTCTTTTCCGAGTGGTGATGATGCCTTTGAAGCTTTCTATGCTCATTCTGGTGGACTTGTTTAAATAGATATGAGAGGTATTAATTAATGTCAGGAACACCAGTAACATCAGATGCTACAGTACCATCTTCGGTAATTAAAGCAGAGATAAAATCTAATAAAGGTGACAGCACAGTTTCGTTGGTGAATGGTTTCGTTCAGGTAATGTACTATGAAAGTATCCTTCAAGATTGTATTAAGGTAGATTATATTTTTGCTGATACAGGTAATACGATAGATGGTAAGTCTGCTATGGAAGGTTTGCCTATAGTTGGGACAGAAGATTTTGAATTATCTTTTCAAGATAATGGTGAGGTTAAACTTGAGTTCTCTGAAGATAATAAAAATATTTTGATTGTTAATAAGGTAACACCACAAGAAGCTAATGCTGGAAAGTCAATAATTACTTTGAATTTAGTTAGTGAAGAGTTTATTCGTAATGAAGAAGGTGGATCTCAGGTTAATGTAAGAATGGATGGAAAAATCTCCGACCATATTAAAGAGATATTAGAAAACAAATTAAAAACAGAGAAAGATATTGAAGATATAGAAGAGACTGCTAACAACTTTAATTTTGTTGGTAATAATAAGAAACCATTTTATACTATGAATTGGTTATCTAAGTTTGGTGTTCCATCTAAGGATGGTGAGATGGGGAAGACTGCTGGATATTTTTTCTGGGAAACATCAGAGGGATTTCATTTTAAATCTATTGATGCTTTGTTCGCACAGGAAGCAAAGAAAAGATTTATTTTTAACTCTTCTCCCGATGGTAAAGGACAAATCCCACCAGGATATGATGGAAAAATATTAGAACAGACAGCAGACAATCGTATTGACTATCAAAGTAAGATTAGAATGGGAGCATATGGAACTAAGTTAGTTGTGTTTAATCCTTTTGATTGTTTATATGAAGTCATTCCACAGACAGCAGAGGAGACTGAAGAAGGAACGACAACAGGAGGTGAAGCACTTCCAGTATTCAATGAGAAGTTTAAGAATCCAAGTGAAGAGCATAATTTTACACGCACAACATTTATGTTAGTTGATACAGGAACTCTTCCATCAGGTGAAGTTGAAGAACAAATTGAAAGTAATGAGAAAGAAAATTTTGAATCACAGAAGGTACTTAACCAAGGCATTCGTAGATATAATCAAATGTTTTCTTCACAACTAACTGCTACTATTGCTGGTGATTTTTCTCTACATGCAGGAGATGCTATCTATGTTGATACTCCATCCATTCAGGCTGAAACAGAGGATGAAGTTAATCGTGAGAGTGGGGGTCTATATATTATAGCTGACCTCTGCCATTATGTTTCATCTAAAGAGACCTATACTAAAATGAATTTGGTTAGGGATTCCTTTGGAAGGAAACCAGAATCAGCATCAGTATGATAAATAACAGGGAGATTTCTAAAATCTATTATGACTATTAAACACGACTTAGACCATGAAGTTTATCTTGATCCAAAAGATCATAAAGAACATGTTAATCATGGAATGTTAGAGTACAGTGAGGCAGATCTAAAAGATGTTCATGCTGAGTATGATAAGTACCATGAAGGTGATACAGTAGACAAGAA